TAGACAGCTTAATATCCCAAACCACATTTGTCGGGTCTATAGTTAGGTTTGCTGCATCGCTAAATACGTCATACATTAGCGTATTATTTGCCTGCGCCCACTCTGCCAAATCTTTAGATTCTACATCGGTGGGGTTGTCAATAAACATGCCGCCTTTAAAGTTGGTAAGCGACTTCAACTCTGTTACCGCCTCCAGCTTAGTCTCGGCTGATAATACCGCTGCTGCTGCGCCTTGAACCAATACTGCACCTGAACCTACAGACAAGGTTAAAATGTCGCCAACATAGGTTCCCGTTGCGCCTGCGATTACATTTGTAAGTAAGCTAGCCGCTCCGGTAGTATCGCTGGTGATAACTACTTTTTGATCTGATATAGAAGCCGACGCACCCGTAAGCGCTGTGTCAATTAAATCAACCGCACCCTGTAGCGTGCTAACAAAGCGGAAGTCTAATCCGGTAATATTTTCCGTAACACCATCAACATCAATGTCGAAAGAACCATCCTGAATACTTTGAAGCTGTGAAACAACCGCCGATTCCGATAACTGTGTGCCGGTTAAAGTGGCAGCAGTAGCAGCGACACTCTCATCACCCGCACGCCAGTACCCAGTGATAAGGTAACCACCTGCACTGGTAGGATTAGGGCTTGTACCAAAGAATGCAGTAGCGTAATCATAGATAGCCGATGATGTGCCAAAGTCCTCGGCGATAGGCGCTAACTCACTGTAAATAGCAAAACGATTATCGCTAGATAAAATACCGTCTTGCTGGCTAGTGATGATTGTCACTACATTAAAATTGTCACGAGCAGCTAAGGCGCCGCCCTCCAATAGCTGTACATTAATTACATTGGTTATACTTGCGCTCATGGTTCTATCTCCAAGCCATTCTCAGTAAGAATTGAATATTGTGCTGTGTCGATTCGTAACGTATCAACGTCAGCGGAAATTGTGTAATGTAGATTGAAGTTAAGCTCTACCCGCTCACCAAATTGCTGCCCAGTAAGAATTTTTACATCCGTTAGCTGGCTTACTTGCTTTACCTGTATATTTAACAACCTTTGTAAATCTTCTGATAATTGCGACTTAGTTAGCAATGAAAATCTTGTTGCGTTATCCCATGCACTGCTACCATAAAATGACAATACAATCGGAGCGCTCCATCGCTGGGAATGAGTCATTACCTCACTTACGCCATCATATTTTTGACCGCTTGCCAAACGCCTAGCTGACCCTATCGAGTCAACACCGATATAATCAATGGTAAAGTCGGTTATCGTGTCGTTATCTCGTCCTATTTTAATCAGGGATTCGCTATACGCTAATAGATCACGAACATATAAAGCGACCTGTATTAGCGATTGATTCATTTAGCACCCTGAGTCATTAAAGGTCGTTTGGTTTCTTCTGCTATGACCTCTGTATAGCCATAGTCATTCCACGGGGCGCGAGGCACCACCTTAAAATCTCGACCCTTGTATTCTATTAACTCGCCCACTTCGATATCTTTCTTACTGTGTACCATGATGTACTCAAGAGACCAATCTATCGTTTCGGAGTTTAATTTTTCTTTTTCTGCAACCTGTACTACACATTGCTGAAACCTTGGCGTAATAACCTCCGTGTCAACAAAATTTACAGTCGTTTTCGTAATGGTTTTTATTTTTACGCGCTGCTCGAAGGAGGTAAGCACGTCACCCATGTTAGGCAGCCCCATTAAACACCTCTAACCGAGTAAGTAATTGCACCACGAAGCAATCCTTTATCAATTAACACCTGACTACTCCCTTTTGATTGCTTAGTGCTGGCTTTAATGTCCGGCCATACACCGTAACCTCTTGTCGTAAATGCGCCCTTGGATATGTTTGTCGCAGTTGCACCGATTAACCCTAGCGCCACCTCTACATTTTTACCCTTAAACACATCCTCGAACTGCTGCCCTATCGCTTTAGATAACTCGTCCATTTTAGAATCGAACGGTGTATTCAAAAATGATCGCCTTGGGTTATGCCCTAGACCGTACTCATGAATAGCGCCCACTCTAATAATCGTCATGCCGTTGCCGTAAGCCTTGCCGCCAACCTTTTCGGATGGAAGCCCTACCGCAACATATCCACTTTTAGCCTTTGCAAGATTTTTAGCGTACTCAGTTGTGCGCTTTAACATTTTCTCTGGCGTTAAGTTAGACAAAAACAGCTCCCATTCTTGAGCGAGTCAACATTAAATATCTCTGCCCGTACTTGGTTGACCTAAGCCAATCATCCCTAAAGCTAGATGAGGCCATTCCAGTAGCATAGGTAACTGAAACGCTGCCTACACTTTTAGACTGCTCATCTTTAACCGTTGCTGAATTACCAGACGTTTCGCCGACTATGATATGAGCTACGAGGTTAAGGATAATTTCTACCCCGCAATCCTCGTAACTCCCACCATAATAACAAGGCCAAACAGGTTCGATAATAGGGATGTATTTATCCACATCCGCACAATCAAACTCTGGAAACCTTGCTTTAAAGTCGTCAATTAACGCCATTCAAGCCGACCATTAGCTACAGCGTTTTTAACACGCTTAACGCCATTATCATCTTTCATGTCGTCAGCGGTAGGAGTGTAATCACCCCCAGCCGCTACAGTCTTACCGAAAATAACATGTGGAGCGTTAGATACATTGCAAACTACAGAAGCTTTTTTAACTTCAACGGTATCATTCACAACTGCATCAGTCTCAACAACTTCAACGGTATCATTCACAACTGCATTTTTACGCTTCCTAGACATATTAACCTCTATAGACCTGTTAAGATTCGAGCAGAGCCTGATTCGATAACATCCAAACCAGCAACACCGAAGTAACTCTCGACGTAGTATTTAAAGCCACGCTGATCGACACTTGAAACGTTAAGCGGCACCGGCAAGCGGAACTGCATAGCGCGACGATTACTTGAGAATGCAACGGTTACAGAATCACCACCAACATCAGTCGCTTTATTGGTTAAGCCAAAAGTAACTGTTGGGAAGTTAGCTTTTAATGCACTTAACACCGACATTTCAGAGCCAGCCGAGTTCATGATCTTAGTGCTAGCAATATTATAAACACCGCTTGGCATAACTACGCGATCAGCCATGTACGTATCAACATTAAACACGCCAGCCCATTGGGAAGTGATTAAAGATGCGAACTCGTTATAAAGTGCATCACCCGTAGACAGCGCAGCGGTAGTTACAGCCGCATCAGTAGTCCAGCCATAGTTAAGCAAGCCTAGCGTCTTCTGTGTGCCGTCGGTGCGCACCTGGCCCGTATAGCCAAGCTCGTCAATCTTGCGATTGTACAGCTCAGCATGAGCCTCAAAGAATCGGCTAGGAAGATTAATGTTTTCTAGCTCAGACTGATTTAATTCAACTTCAGACCAATCAGATTCGCCTTCCATTGTAAACACTGGAATTGAATCATCTTCGCCAGAAAGAGTAATCTTTCCTGAGGTATTGCTGTTGGTGCCAGACTCGCGGAAACCGCCTTCAACACCAAGTTTAATTTTACGTACCGAAGTCGCATAGCCGCCTTCATTGTTTACTGTCACGCCATTTTGTAAAAACGTTAAGCCAGCAAATTCTTGTGTGAAAATCTCAGAGCTTACATGCTCCAGATTACGCGCAAGAATAATACCGCCATCATCTTTAAAAGATTTTTTAGCGTAGTTTGCAGCGTCCGTAAATGACTTAGTGTCATAAAGGCGCTTAACCTGATCAACTGTCTTTTTCATTTTAAACCCCTTATAGGTACTTGTTAATGCGAACTAGCCAAACGTTTGCCGCCTTCTGTTCCCAGAAAGTAACATCGCCAGCCGAGATAATGCCAGCCGCTACAGCCGCATCGGTTGCTTTACCAGCGTCAGCAGTGCCGTCATTAATGACTTGCACAGTGCCATACTTAGCTGGTGTTGCTGCATCAGTAACGGTAACGGTAGCAAAGCCAAAGTTAATAACCTCGGCTACTGAGTCCTGAGTGTCGCCAGTCGTGCTATAAACTTGATCGACACTAGAAATCTCGCCTGTGATCTTGCGTTTAACAATACCCGCGATAACCGGAGTTGCCGAACCATCCAGATTATCAATAGATGCTGTGTCGAATTTAGCAAAGCGACCAGAAACTAAGCCATTTTCAAATACTTCAAATGCGCTTACGTTATACGGGCTTGCTGAAATAAACTCACCTGCCGGCAAGTCCGCGTGTTCTTGTAATACTGTGTTATCAAAAGCCATGATATTAACCCTCCAAATCGGATTGAATGCGGGAATCAAGGTCTGATATAGCTGAATCCCCAAATTGTGAATAGTTTGCATTTTTACGCAATAGCTTAAATGCAATAGGTAATTCTGAATCTTCAAACTTCTCATTAGATTGAGTAGCTAAAGCCTCGCGCATAACATCGTTAGACGTTTTGCCCGTAAAGTCAAAATCAGAATCAAGGAAGTCTCGCGCCTTGCTTACAACAGAAGAAAATAATTTCACCTCTTGATCCGCAAATGCACGCGCTTGTTTGGCGACAGCGTCTTTAAAGTCAGCATCAGAAAATTTCTTTTCCTCACCTTCTTTTGGTTCTTCGTCTGTCATTTCTTCCTTGTCTTCGTCAACAACTTCAATAGAATCTTCGTCTTCCATTTCTTCCTCAGGCATAACACCTTGTTCGGTAGCATGGGCAACGACACTTTGAAGCGCTGGAACTAATTTCTTTAATTGATCAACAGGCACCTTCTTGATAGCCTCGGGCAGTTTGGAGGCAATCTCCATGATCTGCTCAAGATCAACAGCACCTTCGGCATCCAAGAATGCCTCGTGTAGTTTTGGCATAATGTCCTCCTCGGACGTGGGTTTTTTATCAATGAAACTGCAAAGATGACCACAACGACCATTTTCAACAGCGGCTAAATGATGGGGTAAGATATTAATTTGTTCAAAATCCCACTTTGAATGGGGGACTAGATCAGCATGATAGCCGAGCGATAACTGACGCTTAGTCTGCAATACAGATTGCATGGCATCAGATACTGATAATTTATTTTTAATTGCTATGCGAGAGCTAGTGCATTCGTCAAGCTGATCTATCAGCTCAGACGCTATGACTTTGCTTCCAGTATCCGAAACAGGCATGTCAAGCGAGACATGCTCGTCAGTTAGAGGTATATCGCTCATAGCAGACGATGCGTTGCCGATAGTGGCAGGAGAGCGGTAAACGGTGAACACCTTATCTTTGGGTAGCTCGTTAATCTCTGCACCCAAATACTCGAGAACACCATCACGAACACTAACTGCCGTTTTTTCGTCAGACGAATAAGTGGCAAAGTCGGAAAACTGTAAGTGAACTGATTTATCTTTAAATTCAGAGCAAGCGACATTATAGGCATCAGCGTTTCCGCTTTCAGTCAATTCACTCACTCTTTTATCGAAGAAACGTGACATTTACAGTCTCATTGTGACAATTTTTGTCATGATATGACGTAAATTGTCACGTGTCAACTATTGCGCAGATTTGTAAGGATTTGTAAGGATTTGTAAGGATTTGTCAACTATCGGCCATAGGCGGGATAATCAATTCATAATCGCACCGGCAATTATAATCAACGCCCGGCAATAATGTTTTACCATCACAAGAAGCGTAAAGCCCCTCGTTTAAATCAAACTCTTTACCATTTCTCGCATTGTGGCATCGGCGTACACGCTCATCACTTGATGTAACCCACCGCGCTTTCTGAATACCAAGATTGCTGGCTCTCGCTTTTGTGGTAAGGCTGTTAAACGTGGCTATCTGTGTCCTAGCCACCATCTCAGCATGACCTTTGCGTTTCTCAACTAAGTCATCAAACTGGCTCAATATCTCTGGCAGCCCTTTACCTTCTGCCATTTGCCGTAGAGTCGAGGCCGTCCATTGCTGTAGCGTCTCGTCTCGCATCTTCTTAACCCATTGCGAGGTCTCAAGATTGTATGCGTTTATCGTTGCGGTCAGCCCTTCGGTGGCTTCAAGCTCTTCTCGACTAATGCCGATACTTTTCTCAATGCGCGAATAGAATTGTTTTTTATTACGAGCGTTTATCTTGCCTGTGAATTTGCCAGATACTGACTTAATGCGCTTATCGTCAAACTGCTTTAGCAGCTTTTTACGCACTCGCTCGGATTGAGCCAAAAAAATATTAGCAAAGTTTCCAACCTGTGCATCAGTAAATGAATCGGTAGTTTCAAACTTTTCTATTGTTGATTTATTAAGATAGCCGAATACTTGATTACGCCATCTAGTGGCCATCTCGTCAACCATATACTTGATTGCCTCTCCAAACTCACGCATCTCTGCCTTAGGCGCAGGAGGGCTTTTGATGTTTGCCCCGTTAGGAGCTGACACATCACGCTTCATCTTTTACCTCAAACCACGAGGCGATATCATCTTTAACGATCACGTCATTATCTTGCAAGTATTTTGTATGATCCTCGCCCATCTCCCACAGTGTCTTGGCATTAGCTACGGCCTTAGTATCAAAATCCATTTTTTCGTTAGGTGATCGGCCTTGGTTTTTCTTAAACGATATGCGACCCATTCCGAACATATTAGCCAGTCGGTTAATAGGCTCAAGCAAATACTCGGACTGTAGCGACTCTATAGTCTGCATAGTCACCTGCTTGTCACCCTCTCCCGTGCTGTTCAGCCCTTTGGGTGATTCACCAACAAACCACGACAACGCAATCCCCGTTACTAGCGCCAATCTACGAAGCGTAATCATATCTGATTCAGCCAAGTTAGCTAACGCCTGTGTGACTGACTCTATCTCATCTTCTGAGTCAATAATGCCAGCACCATAGATTGACCTAAGATTTTCTAGGTTTTGAAAGTAGGAAACAAGATCACCTTCTCTCTTATCTGCAAGCAAATCTTTAAATCCTTTAATCTTA